ACTCACGTCCGACTCTGGTCCGACTCACGTCCGACTCACGTCCGACTCCACTCTGGGACGTCTTCTGCAGGCCGTCCGCCCACTCGACGACGGCTGGCAGCTCGCTAATTCCGTGACGCGTCACGACCAGGCCGCGAGATTCCAGCTCGCGAAAGTCTTTCCGCAGCATGGATTTCTTCATATGCTTGCCGGGCCCGCCGATCATCGCGTGGATCGTATCCAGCGACATCGGCACGCCTTCCGTCACGACCAGCCGCCCGCCCCTCCCGGCAGCCGCGCTGATCCATTGCAGCTCCACCCATAGCGCCACAGCGGACTGCCGCAGCGTCATGGAAATTGCGAGCGACTCCTCGAAGTAAGTCTTCATCCATCCCCCTCTCATCGCCGCCGCCCCTCGATCGGAACGGTGTCGATCTTCTGCATCGCGGTCTCGATGGCCCTGAGGCCGCTGTGAATCGCCATGCGAATCACGCTGGACTCGGTCATCGAGTACTTCCCGGCGATGCGCTTGATTTCTGATTCCAGCTCGCGAGGGAGCGCGATCCCGCGCGAAACTGGAAATCTCGTACTGGCCATAGCAACCCCATTATACCGTTATCGGCGCGCCCGGACGCGCCAGGAAGTGCACTCGGGGCAGGTGCTCCAGATCTCGCCCAGGCGCGTCGAGTGCCGCACCCAGCCGCTGTCGTCGCAGCGCCGGCAAGGCTTTCTCTCCAGCAGCCGGACGAGGGCCGCCAGGATGCGGATCATCGCCTTCCGCGCCATGACGGCCAGTTGTTCCGATAGGTCTCGCGCATCACGTCGAGGATCAAGGCCGCCTGGAGCAGCCAGGCGTCGCGGTCGTCCGAGCGAACCGCCTCCGCCATGCGCCTGCGCGCCTCGGCTTCCGCGGCTCGCAGGGTTTCCGCCTTTTCCGCCTTGGACCGCCCCTGCGGATTGCGCGCCACCGCAATCAGCTCCTCGTTGGTGAGGCCGGGGAGGTCCCCGTCGTCGAATCGCACTCGCAGCGTCATGCCGGGAACCCCATCTGGATGGCGCGATCCAGGAGCGTCATGCCGATCAGCTCCGACATGCCGTCGCGCGCGGCCTCCCGGATGTCGGAGTCCAGAGCGGACACGTGCTCGGTCTGCAGCTGGCCCCGCAGCCACGTCAAGGCTCGCTTCAATGACGCCTGCGTCTCCGCTTCCAGCGCGTCATCGAGGTCCTCCAGGCAATCCTTGATCAGCGCCCGGGCGTAGTCCCTCGCGGTCTCGGGGCGGTCCAGGGCCTCGCGCGCCCTGGCCTCCAGCTCGGGTTGCAGCTTGCCCCCGGACAGCATCGCCTTGAGGATGCGATCCTGCTGCGGCGTAATCGGCTCCGGCGCCTTCGCGGCGGGATTCCGCTGCGCCGAAGGGCGCGGCCGGGGCTTCGGCTCGGGCCGGCGGGCCTGCCGCGCTGGCGGCGGCTCGCCCGGCACGGTCGCGTCCGCGTCCGGCTCGCCCGTGCTCAGCAGCAGCGTGGAGCGAAGCCACATCTTGAGTGCATAGGTCATGAGCGCGCCGTAGCCTTGCGGCCCCATGATCCATCCCCCTTGGACGACGGTGGACACCGGGCCGTCGTAGAACCCGATGTCGTACCGGGCGGTCGCCCACACTCGCGGCGGGCCATGTTTCACCGGAACCTCCCGCTCGTCCCACTGGCGCACCGTGATCATGACCGGCAGGCCGGCCTCTCCCAGCGCTCCGCGCACGGCGTCGTAGATGGCGTCCGCGGACGCGTAGCGATACTTCCCGTCCCCTCGCTGCCGGTCCCTGGCGATCCTCTCGCAGGACTGCATCACCGTCCCGGCAGCCGCGGCCACGTCACGGGACGCGATCACGCCGTCGGCGTCCGGCTGCAAGCCGTTCTCGATGGTTGCGGTCATTGCCGCCCCTTCCTGGTCATGATGTCTTCTCCCGGACCATCACGGTCTCTATTTCTGCGTAGTCGTGATAGGCGTAGCCCCCGAGTCGAAATCCGGCTGCTCTCAAGGCGTGCATCCACTCCTCTTCGGTCATACCGTAGAGGTTGGGCACGCCGTCAGCGTGAGACTCGATTTCGTGCGGAGCGTCGTCATCGCCGGACGTGTCTCGCGCCTCGGCGGCTTCGAGCGCTGCCTCTGCGGAGTCGAAGGTCCCGAGGAAGACGCTTATGGGCGCGTCGCCCGCGTCGTAGACCGCGTATGCTTCGATCATGATGTCTCCTGTTCTGCATGTGTCGTGTCAGGCGTGCCAGCCGGAGGAAGGATCCTCCGGCTGGTGTGGTGCGGCTGGCCGCCGGTCAGCATCTCGATGGCCAGCCGGTCCGCCTCGGCTCGTGACGCGACCACCTCCGAGCCGTGGGGCCCGGGTGATCCCATCTCGAAAATGAAGCGCTCAACGGTGAATTCGCCGTAGCGAGGGCCTTCGATGACCGCGATGTGGATGGTGTCATCGCCGTCGATCTCGTAGCCCATGTGGTGCGGGCTGTAGTGTGTGCGGATGATGTGCATCATGGCTACCGGTCGACCTTCCTGATAGTTGCGCGGGCGCTGCGGTACGTGCCGCAAGTCCCGCACTGGACGTGGTCCGCCATGAGCCCGCCGTCCGAATAGGTGTCGAAGTCAAGCACCGGCGGCTTGTCTTCGACGATCAGCAAGGGCCAGTCCTTGCCGTCGCAGCATGTCAGCGCGTGCTGCCGCCATGTCACTTCGTACACGCGCTCGGTGTGCGTGCGCGGCGACACGGTGCGGACGGTGGCTCGATGCGCGTGGCGCGGCGTCGCTCGCCGCTGGAACTTAGTGACAGTCATTTCGTCTCCTCTGCACAGTTGTGGCGCCCGGCCGGAACCAGGCGCGGAAGGTAAGCGACGGCGTGGGAATCGAATCCCATCAGCCTGGATCGCTCGCAGCGCTCGCAGGTCCATACCTTCGCCGCGCTCAGCTTTCGGCTGAATTCCGCGGCGCGCGCGGCGCGCGACGTGCTTGCTGTCTCTCTCTCTCTCATGATTTTAGTATACACTATTTATCGTGAATGTCAAGCGTTTTGCGGAAGTTTTTTCACGAAAAATGCGTTTTTCGCGATTTTTCTCGCGGAAAGCGATCACTTCCGCACGCTCTTGCGCGGCAGGCCGTCCCGCCGCATCCTGCGCACGTCCCGGCCCTCGATGAGGATGCCGTGGGCGGTCTTGCGCGGATGGATCTTCCCTGCGGCTATGAGCCGGTAGAGCCATGCCCGGGTGTAGCCGAGCGCCTTGGCGGCCAGCGCCACCGGGTAGGCGGGAAGGCCCTCGCGCTCCAGCCTCGCCAGCTCGGACTCGTCGATCACGAGCACCGGCGGGCCGGGCTCGGCGCGCGTGCGAACCCTGCCGGCGGTGATCCATGCGTGGAGCAGCGACCGCGAGACTCCCAGCCTCCGGGACGCCACTCCGATTCCATGCGTCTTCATTCCCTCCCCCTTCCCGTCCGCATCCCCCTCTGGAAACGCGGATCGGTCGCCCGCTCCACGCTTGCCAGAGCCTTCGCCAGGCTCAGGCTCGAAAGGTACCGGGCGTAGGCGTAAGCCCGGCGCGCGCTGCTGCTAATACCGGGAATCCAAATGTCCGTCCGGACAATTGGACCGTCTTCCCTTCGCGTATAAAGGTCGATCCTGTATTCGTCGACCCAACCGCCCGGCACCACCCGGACGATCACTTCGACCTCGGGACCGGCTGCATAGCATCCGGTCCGGTAGCGGCGGTACTCGATGGCCCTTGTCATCGCGTCGCTCCCGGCGTGGTGCCGACGTAGCGAATGTGCCGCCAGCCGCCCCGGGGGCCGATGCGAACGAGCGCCACGCGGCCGTCGGCGCGAAGCACGCGGGACTCGATGGCGGCCGGGCGCGCGGGCTGCGCGTCCATCCAAGCGCGGGCGCGCCGAAGCGTGTCCTGCAAGGGGCGGATGTTCTCCTCGGTGATCCGAGCGAGCGAGTAGGTTGGCAGGGCGGTCATGATGAAGGTTCCTTTCGAGGCGCGCTGCGCGCAATGTGCTTGCCGCGCCCCTCTCTCTCTCATGTTTTTAGTATACACCATTTTCCTCGTTTGTCAAGCGTTTTTCGAAAGTTTTTTAGGAAAAAGTGCGTTTTCCGTGATTTTTCTCGCGGAAAGCGCTCGGGGAGCGACATAATGGGACGGTGCTCGCAGCGATCCTCAGGGCGCTCGCTCGCGCGGTCGACCCCGGAACGCGCGCGTCCGCCTGGAACCCCGCCGACTCCTACGAGGCCGCCGAGCGAGCCGGGGAGGCTCTCGGCTTCCAGTCGCGCGAGCGCTACCGGCGCGTCGCGATAGAGGCTTACGGAGGAAGCGTCTGGGTCTACCGCTGCATCCGCGAGCTCTCGGAGGCCGTCGCCCAGGTGTCTTGGATCGCATCCGCCGGCACGGACGCGCTGCCGGAATCCCACCCGGCGAGCCTGTTCCTCGCCGCCCCGTCCCCGGGCGTCACCTGGCACGAGTGGGCCGAGACATGGACGCTGTACCTCTACCTCGCCGGGGACGTGCGGTGCGAGACGGTCACTTCCGGCGCGGACGGCGAGGGCGACCTCCTAGCCGCCGAGCTGCTGAATCCGGGAGGCCTGGGGCCCGTGCCGGTGCAGCGCGCAGCCGAGTCGGCCCCGCTCCACTACGTGGACCCGGATACCGGGATCGCAAGGTCCGTGGCCCCGGAGAGCACGGTGCGGTGGCACTTCGTGTCGCCGCTGCGGCACCTGGCCGGGCACTCCCCGGTGACGCCCGTGGGAGAGACCGTGAGCACCGACGGCGAGGCGCGCCGGTGGGCGGGATCCTCCTTCCGCAATTCCGCGGTGCCGTCCGGGGCCCTGATCGTCCCGCAAGGAACCAGGCTGCAGCCGAAGCAGCGATCCTCCCTGCAGAGGATGCTGCGCGAGGGGTTCAGCGGCCGGAACGCCTTCAAGTCGATGCTGCTCGAAGGCGGGGCGGATTGGAAGCCTTTCGGGCAGTCCGCCCGCGACCTGGAATTCGAGAAGCTGCGGCGGCTCTCCGCGGTCGAAATCTGCGCCGCCTTCGGCGTCCCTCCCTGGATGGTCGGCGCGTCCGAGCCGAAGTACGCCAACTACCAGACCGCGCGGACCGCCTACTGGCTGGACACCGTGCAGCCCCTCTTAGACAGGCTCGCGGACGGGCTGGCCGTGCTGGCCGCCAGATTCTGGCCCGGCGTCAGCGTCAGATACAACCTCGACGACACACCGGCAATGACCGGAACCTACAGCGACCGTCTGGACCAGGCGACCAAGCTGCGCGACCTGGGCTATCCGGTCAACGAAATCAACCGGCGGCTGGGGCTGGGCATGGAGGATCAGCCGTGGGGCGATGCCGGACTGCTTCCGGCAACGCTCGCGCCGGCGTCGGTGCTGGCCGACGAAGGGCCCGGCGGCGACGCCTGAGCGCAGCTGTCAGAGGCCCGCATCCTCCAGCGCCATCGCCAGGCCGTACAGGTCCTTCATCGCATCCTCGTCCGGCACGAAGGTCCAATGCCGTCCGAGGATGCGAATGCAGCAATGCTCGATGTCGATGGCGTCGGGCGCTTCGTACGCCGAGTAGGAAGCGGCGGCGAATTTGCCGAAGCGATCGAAGCGGGAGCGCTCCAGCTCGTCCAGCGCCCTGATCATCATGATCGCGTGGAGCGACAGATGGCTCAGCTCGCTCGGCGCGATGTGGCCCCCCGGGACCACTCCCGCGCTGTAGCGCATCACGGCCCCTGCCAGGCCGCCGCGGCAGACTCCCTCGGCGCCGGCCTCGAGCCACGCCTTCTCGTCGTAGACGAACTCAGGATCCTCCAGGGCGAGCCGGTAATCGTTCTCCGCCCGGAAAATCCATTGCGAGGTCGGTTCCTCCTCGCGCAGGCGCGCGATGCGCAGGCGGTACGGATTGATCGTGTAGCGCTCAGTCACGATTCTCCTCCGGCGGCTCGCACGACTCGCACGCGCGCAGGAGAATCCTCGCGGCGGGAAGCAGCGCCTCGCACAGCCGGCACCTGCCGGCTCCCAGCTCCGAGTCGTGCGGGATGAATCCCAGCTCGCTGGCCTGGGCCCCGCGCCTGCCCGGGCACGGATCGGCGGTGACCGTATCGGCCTCCTCCGTCATGGCAGCTCGTAGCGCACGTGCGCGCCCCCCCTGTCATGGTCCGTGATCCTATCGATCCCGGTCCACACATCCGTCTCGACGCGGCGGACCACCTCGCCGCGCAGATAGCGCTGCTCCGTGACCTCCCATTGCCTCCGCCCGTCCGGATGCCATTGCTCGTACGAGCAGTCCGGGTCTCTGTAGCGCACCTCGACCTCCTCGAGGGCGGAGTGCGAGAATCCTCGCTCGCCGTATCCCGGACCTTTGACGGTCACGCGAGCGATTGCCCCGGCCTCGAGGCCTCCGAGCTCGCGCTCGACGTAATCGAAAACCTCGAAGGGCAGCTCGTCAGGCGTGCATTCGACGCAGTCATCGAGTCCGGAGTCCTCGATGGACATTCGGTAGGTTTGCGCACGCAGGGGCACGGAATCGTACCTCTCCCTGCTGAGTCCCGGCGCTTCCACGTTCTCCATTGCCTTCCTCCTTACCGCCTCTCGCCCAGGCTGGCCACGGCCGCTCCGTAGCCGCCGCGCCGGGCGATGACGCGCTTCGCTTCGTCAAGGTGCGGGGCCAGCGCCCTGCGCCTTGCGTTTCTCACGTGGCGCACGATCTCGGCGGTCTCGGTCCCGCCGATGTAGGCGGACACCGCGCCGGCGAACTCGGGCACCGACCGCGTTCCGCGCGAACTGTTGCCGCGGCGGCAGGCGGTCACGAGGTTCGCAGCCTCGTTGCTGCCGCCGCGGCTGTGCGGAACGACGTGGTCCAGAGTGAGCTGGGCGCCGCGCTCGAGCCCCTCTCCGCACCACGAGCAGGCCAGCCCGTCGCGGAGATAGATCGCGAGGCGCTTGGCAGGACGAATCCACTTGGAACCGTTCGTCGCGCAATGTGCTTGCTGCGTCCCTCTCCCTCTCATGATTTTAGTATACACCATATTCCTCGGTTGTCAAGCGATTTGCGGAAGTTTTTTCGGAAAAATCCACTTTTTTCCAGGTTTTCTTGCGCGAACGGCTCGCGGCGAGCCTATAGCAGCCCAGCCTCGACATAGTACTGAGAGACATACCGGATCGCGAAGCAAATGGCATCATCCTTCGTCGGCTTCCATGCGGATTCCAGCAGCGATCCGTCCGCGGCGTGATAGCACATCACCACCCAGCCGCCCTCCTCCATCCGGTCGGCGAGCAGTTCCAGGCAGTGCGCGTTCAGGTGAAAGGAGTCGGCGGCGAACGACGCCTTGCAGCGAATCTTCATATCAGATCTCGAACTCGCAGTCATCGTCGACGGCCAGGGCGCTGCGAATGTCGCTTGAGAGGTACTCTTCCGGACAGGCGCCGAAGTCGATCACTCGCCCGTCGCAGGCATGAAGCAGGACGCGCGCGTGAGTGTCATCGACCCGGCTCACCTGGATCGAGAGCACGTGCCGTTCGCCGACTCCGCCCTTCCACTCGCCGCCGCATCCCTCGCAGCGCCTCATGGCCGCGCCCACTCCGGCGGTGCGGAATAATCCCAGCACGGCGCGTCAACTCCGGCCAGCTCGTGACCTAGCCGCTGCAGAGCGTCCTCGAGGTTCATCCGGAAACCTCCCGAGCGTTGAGTCCCGACCTCGACATGGCCACGGGCCGCCACCTCGACGAAGACGCCCTCAAGAAGGCCGCACATGGCGATTCCTACATCCTCGCCGGTATCGGCGTCGAGAAGGCGATAGCTCGCCCAGTCGCCGTCATAAATTCCAGCCTTGGCGATGATCCTCATGATTCCCTCCTCGCAGCGCCTCATTGGCGCGCCCACTCCGGCGGCGAGGTCTGAACCCACTTCGGCTCGCGAACCTCTACCAGCTCGTGCCCGAGCCGCTGCAGAGTGTCTGACAGGTTCAGGCGGAACTCGGTCGCGGCCTGCGTCCCGACATGGAGGGACACGCCCTCCCACAGGCAGCATATCGCTCTGCCGACCTGCTCCTCGGTATCGGCGTCGAGAAGGCGGTAGCTCGCCCAGTCGTCGTCATAGATGCTGGCCTTGGCGATGATCTTCATGATTCGCTCCCTAGTAGTTCCGCACGAACCAAACGTCCGTGTGGCCTTCCGTGCCGTCGATCTCCGAGCGGCACCACGTGTCGGTGTGACGCTCCAAGCCGGTCCAGACATCCCTCTCGACATACTTGACGCCGCCGCCGGATCCGCGGACCTCCAAGATCTCCCAAGCCGGCTCGTCGCGCGGCTCGTAGCAGTCCAGGCCGCGAACGACGAAGGACGGAAAGGTGCCGATCCTGTAATCGACTTCGACCTCCGAGTGCAGCTCTGAGTCGACGCCGTCATCGTCGTAGCCCGGACCGCAGACGAGCACTCGCATGGTCCCGTCGCGGCCGAAGCGCTCGGAATCGCCCTGCGCGATGTCCATAACGTAGTCCTCGACCTCGTCCTCCAGGTCGTCGGGGAGGATGCTGATGTCGCGGGTTCCGACCTCCTCGCCGTCCTCCCGGCGAAACAAGGAGTAGTCCTGGTATCGCCGCTGCATGAGCGTCACGTCCGGGCACTCCGGCTCGAACACCATCACCTCCTCGGCGAGAAGGACGGGCGGCGGGCCGCCCCAGTACCTGGCGACCTCGCAATCCGGATCCTCGGGATCGCCATCCTCGATAGCGATCCCGCAATCCTCCTCCCAGCTGCCGGAAGTGTCCGGCAGCCCGTCGTAAGCCATCGCGCCGATGCGCAGCGTGCGGCTGAGGATGCCGTCCGAGCCCCAGTCATCCGGTTGGATGCCGGCCTTTGCGAGTTCGAGCGCGGCCTCTCCCGAGGCGGCCCTGTAGATTTCGGCCCAGTGCGTGCGGCCGTCGTACATCACTACCGTCATCGGACGGTCGTGCCGGATGATGTCAGAGGTCATGATTGCGTCTCTCCCTTGCAATGATCGAGCGAGTAATCTCTCGCGTACCGGATGGCTGCCGGCAGGTTCGAGCGAACGGACTTGGCGAGCCTCAGTCCGTGGCGGCGGCTGTACACTTCGATGCTCCAGAAGTCCTCGTAGCGGAGTCCGACAAACGTGAATCCGTCCGCCTCCGCGTAGAACGTCCATGTCGCGATCTCCAGCTTCCAGCCGGGCGGGATGGCAGCGTTGGCGCGCGTCATCATTCCCTCCTCCTTGCTTGTCGGCAAGTCCTCGTCGAAGAATGTCACTGCGTAGGTGTTGCTCTTGGAAGTCATGGCTTGCCGCGTTCCTCTCTCTCTCATGTTTTTAGTATACACCATTTTCCGGATTTGTCAAGCGATTTGCGGGAGTTTTTTCGGGAAAAAGCGGGAAAAAGCGATTTTTTTCTCGCGCAAGGCGCGCTGCGAACCATAATGGGACCATGCCCGCATCGCCCGCTGTCTGGATCCGAGCGCGCGCGGCCCGGCGCCCCTGGGCCGCGCGGATGTCGGCGTCCGTGCGCAGGTCCTGGCTGGAAGGGGCGCGAGCGGCTGCGCGAGCTATCCGCTACGGGCGTCCGGCGCAGGCTCCGGGCGAAGCCTCGGGCGTCATCCTCCCCGGCCTCCCGGCAGCGCTCGAAGCCCAGGGAGGGCGGACGGCGCGGGCGGGAATCCGCTTCGGCCAGGCGCTTGCAGGGGACCTGCTCCCCTCGGCGGCGCAGCTGGAAGACGAGCTGGCCGAAAGCGTGGACGACTTCCTGCGGCGCAGCGCCCCCTTCTACGGCGCCCTGGCGGACGAGACCGTGGGGCGGCTGGCCCCGGCCATCGCGCAGTCGGTGAGAGACCGGGGAACCATCTCGGAGATTGCCGGCCGCATCATGCTGCGCGCCGGGCTCACCGAGGGCAGGGCGTTCCGCATCGCTCGCACGGAGGTGCTCAGCGCCTACACCTTCGGAGCGCACGAAGGCGCGAAGCGCGACCTGCAATCCAAGTCCCGCGTGCAGTTCGAGAAGGTGTGGCTCTCGTCCGGGGATTCCAGAGTCCGAGCCATCCACCGGCAGCTCAGCGGCACCGCCGTGCCGATGGATTCCGAGTTCGCATCGCCGACCGGAGCCCGGCTCGAATATCCCGGCGACCGCTTCCACGGCGCGAGCGGAGCGGACGTGGTGCAGTGCAGGTGCACTCTCACCTACCGTCCGATCAGGGACCGCGGACGGCGCTGACGGGGACCAGGCGCAGGGGCGCGCCGCTGACCGCCCCCTCACCGGTCCTGGACCAGTGCCTGGCGGCCCCGCGGTAGGACCACAGATCCTGGTCCCCGTCGGTCGCAGTGCCGACGATGATCGGATCGCCGGTCTGCGGCTGGGACGATCCCCCGCCGGGATAGGTCTCTCCGGCAGCCGCGTCCAGAAGGCGTATCATCCCGTCCCTGCCCGTGTCCCATAGCAGATCCGGGTTCGTGGTCGCGTCCGGCGTCGCGGCGGTCCAGGTTATGCTCCCCCCCGCCACCTCCACGCATATGAGCTGCCCGCTGGTCATGATCAGCCAGGGCACGGCCCCGGTGGTGCCGACTCCTTGCAGCGCGTGCGAGGTGCTGCCCAGGGAGGTCGGCGTCACGGCGGTCGTGCCGGTGGAGAGCGCGACATGGTAGATCGTGCCGTTGTCGCGCACCATCAGCAGGTCGGGACCGCTGACGGACGCCATCCCGATCACGTTGCGGCGCGCGCCCGACATCCCTGAAGGCCAGGCGATCCTCCCTCGCCGCTCGGCCATGAGCAGCGCCCTGGCCGCGGACCAGCTGGCAGCTCCGGACACGTCCGCCGGGCCGGTGGTCGCGGCCGTGGCCCAGATATCCCCGTTCTGCATGACCGACACCAGCCGCTCGTCCTCTCCGGCGGCTAGCGTCGTGGAGCACGCGCCGACGGCAATGTCCGGCTGGTTGGTCGGAATCGGAAGAATCCCCTCGGGCTCCGACTGGTCGTCGCTCCTGACTGTCTTCAGCTTCATCCCGACGCCCGCCGGGGCGGTCGTCGAGGATATCGAGCCCAGGCCCGACGTGAGCACCATCGCCCAGATGATTCCCGCTGGCGGCTGCGACAGAGTGTCGTCCGCGTCCTCGTCGTAGACGCTCTCCCCCTCCTGGGAGGGCAGGGCCATCACCGCGCACTCCCCTCTCCATTCGACCGTCCACGGCTCGCCGGAACTCCCGGTCGCATTGCCGCCGGAATTGCCGAAATCCGGAGGAACTCCGAACCGAGATCCGAAGTAATTGTCGCCCCTGTCCAGATCCAGCTCGTTGACATAGGCGCTGATTGCCGGGTCGAGTGGATCCACGGTGGAGAATGACAGCACCTCGGGCCGGTTCCGGTACTCCTCGATGTCCACGCGATAGTCCTGCGATCCCGACCGAATCAGTCCCTCCATTCCCGGAGCGGCGGTGGCGGTCGGGCTGGCGAGAGTCATGGCCCCCACTCCCGACGAAGCGCCGTCATAGGAATCCCCGGCGGAATCGACGGCGATGTAGTCCCGAGGCCCGGTCCGCACGAATATCCCGGCCGCCGATCCGGGCTTGCCGGTAGCGGCCGCGACGAAGCTCCTGGCCTCCCCCAGCGGCTGGGTTCCCACCACGGGCGTCACGGCGGCCGGCGCCGGCTCGTCGGTCCACGAGGGCGGCTGGAACGACTGGTCCGCCTGGCTCTTGGCGATCACCACATAGTCGGTGTCATTCACCGCGGAATCCACGCTGGCCGATATCGAGCCGTCCTCCCCGAAGGCAAGCAGCCCCCCCATGAGCCGGATGAACCTCTTGGCGTTGTCAGCCGCCACCGCCAGCACGTCCGGGGAGGTGAGCCGGATAGCCACCGAGATCTCCCCCGCGAGGATGTTGCCGGCGCTCAGAGTTCCGGCGGCCAGGTGGGCGGCGGCGATCTCCCCGGCAGCGATCTTCTCGCCGGTGATGGTGTCAGCGGCAACCTTCTCGGTCGTGACCGCGCCTGCGAGGAGGTGCGGCGTGCGGATGGCGTCGTCCGCTATGACCGTGCTGACGATGGATTTCAACACCATCTTCGTGCCGGCATCCAGCGTGTAGTCCTCCAGCTTGCCGCCCGGGAGGCTGCCGTCGGCAATGTCGTCTCCGGTGAGCGTGAGACGCCAGGGCCCGGAATTGCTGATCCCCAGCGGATTCTCGGTCAGCCCGACGAAGGCCCCCCACAGCGGATCCAGATTCGCGTTGGCGGCTGGAACCGCCTCGGTCCATCCTGTCGGCGGCGCATAGGTCGTGCCGTCCCACGATCCTCCGTCGGATGCCAGCGCCGGCTCTGTCGCGGCTCGCTGGTAGATGGTGCGCACGGTGGAGCTGGTTCCCGCCGCGCCGTCCGTGCCATCGGTCCCATCGGTTCCGTCGGCTCCGTCCTGGCCGTCCGATGCGAACCGCCCCACCACGACCGGCGCGCTCCACGAATCGGATACGGCGTCTCCGTCCGCCGGAGCTCCGGAAACCTCTCTTTCCGAGCGGAACAGGAACGGATTCGTCGCATCGAGGGACGGCGCGGCATCGGTCCAGACCTGCCCCCCCGCGGTCCCTCCGGCGTCATATCCCCACGCATCGTCCGGGTTGCGCGCGGCCGGGAGCGTCGCAGCCGAGTAGGCGGTGAAGATGTACTCCAGCCCCACGCCGTCGGCCCCGTCCGACCCGTCGGCCCCGTAGCGGCCCACGATGGCCGGGACGCTCCAGGAGTCCGGTACGGCGTCCCCGGACGCGGGCGTCCCGGAAACGGAGCGCCCGGCTCGGAACAGGAACGGATTCGCCGCGGTCAGGGAAGGGGCGGCGTCGGTCCATGCCACGCCGTCCGCAGTGCCACCGTCCTCGTACCCCCAGGAGTTCTGCGGCCTCTTGGCGGCCTCCAGAGTCGCTGAGGAGTAGGCGGCGAAAACGTACTCGAATCCAGCGGCGTCAGCGCCGTCCGAGCCATCCGCGCCCGGAAGGCCCTGAATCCCCTGAGGGCCCTGGATTCCCTGAGGGCCCGCCGCCCCGCCGGCGCGAAAGACTCCGCCGCTGGTAGCGTCGGACGCGCCGGACGTGAGAATGACCTGCGCCCACAGGATGTCGCTGCCGCTCGGCACAGTCAGACTCCAGCCGCTCGGAGGCGCATAGGTCGTTCCGTCCCAGGTTCCAGCCGCGGCGGAAGGGATCGTTGACTGCCGCCGGTAGATGTACCGCGTCCCGGTTCCTGGCGGACCCGCCGCGCCGTCCGTGCCATCCTGGCCGTCCGACCCGTCAGCTCCGTCGGCCCCCGCCGCGCCCGCCGGGCCGAAGCGTCCCACGATCACCGGGGAGGTCCACGAGTCGCTCACAGCGTCGCCGCTGGCCGGCTGGCCCGTGACGCCTCTCTGGCAGCGCCACAGATAGGGCAGGGAGGATGTCAGCGCGGGCGCGCCGTCGCTCCATGCCAGGCTTCCCGCCGTCCCTCCGACGTCGTACCCCCAGGAGTTCGAAGGGCGGTCGGCGGCCGGCACGCTGGCCGCCGCGGTGCGGGCGAACACGTATTCCAGGCCGACGCCGTCAACTCCGTCGGTCCCGTCCTGGCCGTCGATCCCGTTAGTCCCGTCAGTCCCGTCGGCCCCGTCCTGGCCAGCCGGCCCGGGCGTCCCGCTGGCGCGATAGACTCCCAGGCTGGTCGCGGTCCCGGCGGAGTAGTCCAGCACCACCGCCTGCGCCCACAGGGGGTCGCTGCCGGCGGGCACTGTCTCGCTCCATCCGCTCGGGGCCGCATAGGTCGTGCCGCTCAGGGTTCCCGCGGCGGATGCCGGCTCGGTCGCGGCCCTGCGGTAGATTTGCAGCGCGGCGTCACCGGGCGTCCCGTCCTGCCCGTCCGTGCCGTCAGACGGCTGCGTGAAGACCGGAGATACCGAGATCGTCGGCATAGCCCCAATTATCCGGCAGGTCGCCGATGATCGCCGCGCTGCATCGCGCCACCTCGATCAGACGCCCCAGGGCGGCCGCGAGATCCGACGGCCGCTCGAACATCGCGTTGGCGTCATTGACGATTCCGGAGCTCGCATCCGTCGCCACATGCCAGTAGCGCATCGCCCATTCCAGCGGGCAGCGGCCGCAGATCGAATAGTCGCGCGCGCAGTCCGGCACTCCGCGCAGCGTCATGCGGTCGCTCACCTCGATCGCCGAATGCCCGTCCGACCAGCGCATCCCGCGCGGCTGGAGCAGGTACGCGTCCTCGGGGGCGCCGGCCGGGTCGGGGCGGAGCGGATGCGGCTCCAGCAGCTGCCAGTGCAAATGAGCCTGCATGAGCTCCGCGCCGGCATCGCGGAAGGCGTCGAAATCCGGGGCCAGGGCGATGCGCGGCAGCTCGCGGAACATCGTCGCTCCGAATCTCCGCCGAAAGCCCGGATGGTGCAGGAAGCCGTAGACGTAGGCGTAGATCTCGTCCGGATGGACCGACCTTCCGTAGCGGCTGCCGAACAGTCGCTCGAGCGACTGCGAGACATTGGAGCGGCGCGTCCCGCGCGACCAGGTCCAGCGCGGGTAGAACTGCGTCGAGCAGCCGAGGAAGGAAAGATCGGGCATGGACCCGACCGCCATGCAGCCCCACTCGACGCGCTCTCCGACTCCCGGCACGCCGATCGCGACGTTGACCGGCAGGCCGTCGCGCAGGTCGGCGTCCGGCCAGAACCGATGCCGCTCCTCGGCGTCGAAGAAGCTCAGCTGCTCCATGATCAGTCCGGCGTCACGGTGACGAACGCCACGCTGAGCCTTCCGCTCCCTCCGGGGTCGGCGAGGCTCCAGCCGCTCGGAGGAACGTAGCTCCCCGAGCTGTCGAAGCTGCCCCCGGTTCCCAGCGCAGGCGGCGGATCGTCGCGCGAGTAGATCGGGAACGTGCTCCGGCCGTCCTCGCCGTCCTGCCCCTGCCCGGCGGTGAGGTCTATCGAGCCCGGGCTCTCGTGCTGCGCCCTCCACGCCAGCAGCTGCAGCAGCCGCTCGACGTCGCGCACGGGCGGCCCCAGGTCCACCGTGTAGCGCGTGTCCGACATCCCCAGCTGCTCCTGCCGCACGCTGCGGACGGTGAGCGGGTCGTAGCGGAATCCCCGGATGGGATTGGACACGAGCACGGTCGCGCCCGGCGCGAGCCCGTCCGCCTCCGTGACAATCTGGGCAGAGACCGCGGGCAGTGCGTTGCGCTCCAGCTCCACCTGCCCCCGCAGCGCGGCTGTCACCGCATCCTCGATGGTGCGGTCCACAAGCTTGCGATGCCAGGCCCCGTAGGACGCGATGGAAGCCGAATCGCTCACTGTCGCCAGCACCTCGTCTCCAGCCGAGTCGTTGCCGCCCACCACCGTGACCCGGTTGGCCGGCTCGGAATGGTCCTCGGTCCACGTCCGCGCCACGAACGGCTGCCCCTCCTCCGTTCCGTCGACGGAGCGCCGGTAGGATCCCGGCGACGATCCCTTGCGAATCTGCACGCCGGTGAGGATGATTCCCAGCGTCGCGTCCCCGGCGAAGCTGGAGAATCCGCCGTAGGATGCCAGCGTGCCTATGCGCACGTGCACGTCATTCGCGATATCGGACGCGCTCAGGTCGCACGCGATCCAGCACCTCCGCCACGGATTCCCTCCCGTCTCGGAGGCGTCCTCGATGCCGATGCCGGCAGCGCCGCTGCCCCCTTCCGAAGCGACCTGGTTCGCGAGGTCGAACCTGCCGTTGCACGGCCCGAAGGCCATGAAGCAGGCCGTGCGACCGCCTACGGAGGACGATCCCAGCACGTAGGCGGACAGAGTGTAGGTGCCCGGGGAGTCTATCGGCACGTCCTGGGATACCCGGTGCTGCCCGTTCGCCGAGGTCTCGTACAGCCTGTCGGCGGTGTTCAGCGGCACCAGGGCCGGGCGCTGCGGCACGTCCGCGACGACCGTGACGTTGAGCGCCGTCCAGTCCGAGCCGTCGATCCGCTCGGACTGCGCGACGTAGTTCAGCCGGTTGCCGGTCGTGTCGCTCAATGCTATCGGCGCGACGTAGTAGACCGGATTGAACCAGTAAAGATGCTTCGAGGCGGAAATGTAGTACTCGGCCCCGCTGACCCCGGACACCTCCCTGAGGATCGTGTCCAGCGTCTTGTTGCTGGCGTCGTACATCGGAATGTCCAGCTGCACGACCGTCATGGTCGCGGAGGTGAACTGGATCCCTCCCAGCTCCCCGGACACGAGCGCCGCCACCGCCTGGAGGATTTCGACGTCGGAGCGATTGACGAACGGCGTCACGGTGCCGGTGGTGGCGGCCTTGAGCCGCATGGACCAGTCCGCGGCGCGGATGCGATAGGCCAGGTGGGAGGGCCCGATTCGCTCCTTCTCGATCCCCGTGACCCAGCCCCCGAAGAACAGGCCGGTCGGGCTCGTCGCCCGAATCTCTATCTCGTCCAGCGTGGAAGGCTCGAACGTCCCGTCCCTGGGATGCGCGACCAGCTCGGCCGTGGAAGGGCGGTCGCTCAATCCGCGATTGATCGACATGTCCTCGATGTGGAACCCGTTCGCGTCGGAATCGACGACTCCGCCCACAGTGACGCTGTCGATGGTCATATCAGCCTGCCGCCGCCAGACTGGCCCCGCTTGCCAGCTCTCGGCTGAGCCTCTCCATTTCGGCGCGGGAATCCCCTGCCGGCCCGGACCGGGACGAATCCGCGCGGGATTGCGTGACGCTGACGTTCACGACCGGCCTTACGTCGATTGCGCTCACCGCGGACGCCACCGAGCCGGTCGCATCGCGCACCTCCCTGATCGCGCCGACAACCTCCCCGGTGCGCTCCAGCAGCGAGCCCAGCTCGGACCTCGCGCCGGCAGCCTCCTGCACGATGGCCCCTCCCGCAAGCTCGGAATTGATTTCCCCGAGCCGTTCGAAGGCGTCGTACCCCCGCAGCCTGGTGTTGCGAATGTCGTCGTACAGCCTGTGCACCGCGGCGACCGGGAAGACCTGCGCGAGATAGGCTTCCGTTCGCCGTCCGTAGACCTCCAGATTCACGACATAGGACGTGAGCACGGCGAGGTGCTCTGTGATCAATGCCAGCCGGTCGTTGGTAGTCCGCGTCTGGAAGTTTCCGATGATCCCGCTCACCAGGGTTCCGATGCCGGTGACCGCCCCCAGGATTCCGAAGACTCCGCCGCCTCCGCCTCCGCCTCCGCCGCCCCCGCCTCCGCCGCCTGTCGGGAACCTGGGGCTGCCCGGATCCACCTGAGGCCCGCCGCCCGGAAGGCCGAACCCTCCCCCGCCGCCGGAGAATGACAGGGCCCCGAAGGCCAGCGACGCAGCTTGCTGGAGGCCGTCCGCGCCCACCAGCCGGGCAATCAGCCGCGCGACGGCTCTGATCACGTCGCCGATCACGTCGACCACGGCGGCAACCGCGCCCCGGATCGCGCCCCAGGCCTCCAGGCCGGTCGCGCGCAGAACGTCCCATATGCCTTCCGCCGCCGCGCGGATGACGGGCCAGATCGCTTGCGCGACCGCGCTAATCGCGGACCACACCGCCTCGCCGGCGATGCGAATGCCGGTCCAGATCGCCTCGCCCGCGGCCCTGATCGCAGGCCAGATCGCTTCGGCTGCCGCGCGGATGCCGGCCCAGACCGCCCTGCCGACAGCGGAAATCGCCGCCCACACGGCCTCCCCGGCGATGCGCAGCGCCGGCCAGATCGCGCTTGCCAGCGACCGCAGGGCGTTCCAAGCCGCCTCCCCGGCTGTGCGGATCGCAGGCCAGATCGCGCTGCCCAGCGTCTCCATGCCGGACCAGAAGAAGCGCCCTATGTCCACCACCGTCCGCCATGCGGCGATGGCCGCGGATTGGAACGCGGGCCATACCGCCCCGGACAGGGACCGCATGAGCGCCCACAGGCCTTGCCCGGCTGCGGATACCGCCGACCATGCCAGCTCGCCCGCGGCCCGGATCGCAGGCCAGATCGCCGTTCCCAGCGCTTCCATGCCGGCCCAGACGAAGCGCCCGACGTCGGCGAGCACCGACCACGCGGCAAGGCCGGCGGCGCGAATCGATCCCCATATGGCCAGGCCGGCGTCCTCTACGAGGTCCCACACTGCGAGCGCCCCGCTGCGGATCGCGTCCCAGGCGGCCCGTGCCAGGTCTCCCAGGCGGTCGAACCCCAGCGCGCCGATCCCCCTGCCTGCGAGCTCCACGAGGCCGCGAGCCAGGTTGAAGATCGCTCTCCCGGCCAGAGCCGCCCCCCTTCCGACGAACGCGAACACGTCCCCGACGGCCTCGGCGGCCTTGGTCGCCACCAGCCGCAGCCAGCCCAGCGCGCCGGCCCCCCCGGCCCCGCCGGCGAGGGACGCGACGTGCTGCAGGGCGCTGGAGGCCAGTCGCGCCATGCCTTCCGCCGCCACGTTGACGAAGCGGCTCAGGAAGCTGGCCGCGAGGACCTTGAGCTGCTCCTGCCAGGTCACGCCGAAGCTGCCCTGGCCGCCGAACATCGACTCGATGAGGTTGCGGCTCAGGTCCCTCGCGATCCCGTCCACGGAGCGAGACCAGTCGCTGAATTCCTCCGCGAGCCGGGCCAGGGCGCGCCTGCGCCGCCTGGGGGGCGGGACGCCGGGGAACTCGTCCCCGGGAACCGTCGGAAGCCGAGGCGCCTCCCCCGGCCCTATGTCAGGCGCGGGTATGTCGTCCGGATCGATGATCGCTTCCTCGGGGGCCCCTCCGTAGAGGCGGTCCCGGATCAGCTCGGCGGTGCGCTCGGCCTGCCGCTCCTCCCGCTCCAGCTCGCCCAGGAACTCCCCCAGGGAGAAGCGCGCGACCTCGGCATTCTCCGCGACCTCGGCCAGTGCCGTCGCGGTCCCTCCCAGCGCTTCGGCGAAGCCTTCCGCCCGGTCCGCCGCTCGATCCAATCCGAGACTCTCTCCGCGATCCGCGAGGTCGGCCAGCGCGCGCCCGGTCTGGTGGGCGCGCTCGGCCAGGCCCTGCCCGATGGCGTCGCTCATGGCGCGCATGGATGCCGCCAGCTCCGACGTCACCTGCCGGGCGCGAATCGCGGCGGCGACGTAGCGATAGGCGACAGGAATCAGCGTGACCAGGGCCGCTACCAGCCCTACCGGCCCGAGGATCGCCTTCCACGCGACTCCCAGGGCGAGCGCAAGCCGGGGCAGCACCGTGCCTGACAGCCCTGCCATAGCAGTCGCGATCGTCGGCAGGACCACTGCGATCGCGCCCAGTGCAGTGGAGAGCGTTGCGAGAGCGGCGAGAACGACAGTGAACGACCTGGCGAGGATCGGATTGGCCTCGTACCAGGCGGTGATCGCTCTCGCGAGTCCGGACACCGCGGCGGCCAGCCCGGTCACGATATCCAGCAGTCCCGCGTTGGCTACCGCGATCTGAAGCGACTCGAACGCGGACGAAAGCGAGCGCAAGGCCCCCTGCAGCCCCTCGTTCATGATCGCGGCGGCGTCTCCGGCCGCTCCTTCGGATCCGCGCAGAGCGTCTTCCAGGTCGCGAATCGAATCCACCGATTCGTCGATAAGACCCGCGAGCTTCCGGCCCGCCTCCTCGCCGAAGATCGCGAGCACTTGCGCCGTGGTCGCGCCGGAGGATCGCAGATCCGCCAGGATGTCGTCGAATCCGCGCAGGGATCCGTCCGTTCGCAGGACTTCGACGCCGAGCGCCTCCAGCGTCTCGCTCACCTCCTTCGTCGGGCGGATGAGCCGGGAGATCGCAGCCGACAGCGCCACGCCGGCCTCCGAGCCGCGATAGTTGGCGTTGGCGAACTCGCCCAGGACCGCGACCACCTCCTCGATGTCGTAGCCGACAGTGGCGGCCACTCCCGCCACGCGCGCGAGCGCCTCGCCCATTTCCGGGAGCGAGGTCTGCGTGCGCTGCGTGGCGACGGTGAGGATGTCCGTGACGCGACCGGCCTCGGCAGCGTCGAGATTGAAGCCTCGCAGCGCCGACGCTACGAGCATCGACGCTCGCTCGAGCTCGATCTGCGCAGCCGCAGCGACATTCAGCACGGCGGGAAGGGCGGCGGTGACCTCCTGCACGTCCAGCCCGGCCGAGGAGAGCTGGTACATGGCGTCCGCCGCCTGGGACGCCGAGAACCGCGTGGTCGCGCCCATCTCGCGCGCCGCCGACTCCAGGCGCTCCAAATCCTCGCCGGCCGCGCCCGAGAAGGCCCGGACGCGGTTCATCGCGGCCTGGAACTCGCCGGCGGTGCGCACCGAGGAGCCCAGTGCCGCGGTCACCGCAGCTCCGAAGGCCCCGAAGGCCAGGCCCGCGGAGCGGATTCGCTCCGCGTTGGCCTCGATGGACCGGCCCATGCGGCGAGCCGCGCCGGCAACCTGGTCGAAGCGGCTGGAAGCGCGAGACGCAACGCGCTGCGCGCGCTGCTGGAACCTCTCCATCGCGCGCGTGGCGCGCGACGCGTCGAAGTCCAGCAGGACGCCTATGCGGGAGTATTGAGGCATCTGCTACGATGGTCCGGACGAAAGCGAAGACGACCTGTTTCGTGATCTCCTGTTAAGAGCCTAGCGCCCGGCTTGCGACCGGGCGCTAGGACGGATTCTCCAGCCGGTCCAGGGCGACGATGCGCTCCGCCTTGGCGATGGCCGCAGCCGCTTCCTCCTTCAGCGAGACCTTCCTCAAAGGCTCTCGGTCCGCGTCCAGCACGGCCTCCAGCGGCGGGTAGTCTTCCGCTCCCAGCATCGCCGCCACCTGGGAGCACAGCTGCCACACCGCCACGGAGGCTATCGACAGGTCCCGCCTGGCAGCCGCCGTGTCGCGCTCGCGCCTGGCCATGAGCAGGTCGAGCGCGAGGTCCAAAGGGCAGGACGCGGACTGCAAGCCGCAGCGAGCCAGCTCCGCGCGATGCCATCGCGCCGCCGCGGCCAGGGAAGGCGGCCCCCCTAGGAGCGCCTGCCCGCCGGCAGCGAGGAGAACGTCCTCGCCAATTCGGCGAAAAAATCCGCGGCCCCTTCGGACTCCGCCACGGATCGCAGCGCCGCCACGAATGCGGCAGGCCCCAGGGCGTCCAGATCGGCGGCATCCATAGGATCCTCCAGCATCGATCCGAGCCATCCCAGGAGCTCGCGCTGCGAATGCCTGGCGATGGTGGCGGCGAAGCGCAGAGCCGCCTCGGCAAGGTCGAGAGTCGGCTCTGACGCAGGGCCGGACGCGCCCAGGAAGCTGTCAGGAAGCGCGGAGCGCAAGGCGTCCCGGTCCGGGAACGCGCGATCCGCGATCCCTATGAGCTCGAACAGGTCGGACGTGCGCAGGGGCCGGGTGGTCACGCCCCCATCGTACCGATTACGATGTCGGCCAGCGAAGTTCCCAGGGTTCCAGCGTGGGAGTCGAGCCGTCGAAGTGGGCGGTGAACTCGCACGCCACCACGCCCTCCTCCCGGTCGGTGACCGTCATGGCGAACTCCCCCGTCTGCAGCACGTTGCGGATGATGCCGATGAAGTTGTTGTTCTGATTGCTGACGTTGGCGACCAAGGCCAGATTCGTGAGATAGTCCGAGTCCGCGATGGCGGCCTGCCGGGTGAGGGACTTGTGATTGGCGAGATCGGCGATGCTGGCGCCCGGAATCAGACGCTGCAGGTTCTCGTCCGTGAACTCGATCAGGGTGCAGGTGATGGACGCGCTGGCCTGGACCACGCGGCGCAGGCCCTTGATCGAGCCGAGCACGCCGTCCACCTCGACGTCCCGGAACTCCTGGGTGATGCGGAAGGCCCCGCCGCCCCGAGTCGCGCCGAGCAGCGCCTGGTTCCCCTCGCCGTAATTGACGTAGAGCGCCCCCGCATCCACCACGATGCGGTTGGGCGTCTCGATGTTGAGACCGGTTTCGCGAGCGGCGGCCATGTCAGCCTCCTACGACTTCGAGGTCGACGGCCGTGGCCTGGGCCCCGGTGAGAGCCGTGGAGAGCGCGGAGTCGGAGTAGTACCTCAGCTGCACGTTGCCCTCGCTGTCGCTCCAGCGATCCCGAGGGAACGGCCCGGCAACCTCGGTGGCCCCCGCGGCCACGCTCATTTGCACGTTGTCGCGATAGCCCTGGTTCGAATCGCTCTGGGCCAGAATGACCACGTAGGTGGGATCGGCCGATCCCGATGACGCCACCGAGACCCGGATGCGGGTGTTGCCGTCGTTGGGAAACTCGTCGCCGCCGGTAGCCGGGTCCTGCGAGGTGGGCACGACTCCCGCCTCGGTCGCGCCGTGGAGGGAAGCGAGCCGGTCAACTGATAGCGTCGCCATGCGGCCAGTCTAGCACGCTCAGTAGGCTTGCGCGGGCGCGGTCTCGGGCGGAGGCGTCCATCCCGGAACCTCGTCCGCCATGAATCCGGTGCAGGCGAAGACCTGCGAGGCCGCCTTGCGCTGGGCGTCAGGGAGGATGCGCGGCGTCCGGGACTCGAACCACGTCCGCAGCGCCGACACCTCCCCGGTGGGATCGTCGACGAATTCCGCCGACAGAGCCTGCCGGATGACGCGGCAGTAGCGATCAACCCACCAGTCCGACGACGCGTAGACGGTCACTGTCGCGCTGGCGTCCACGATCCACCACGCGAGGTCGTCCGAGGTCTCGTCGCAGCGCACCACCACGTAGGGCAGGTCTGACTGCGTGGAAGGCGCCTCGTCGCGATACAGCGCGGGCGCCGCGTATCCGGAATCCTCCAGCGCCGCGCGGACGGCCCCCGCCACTCCCGAGTAGACGCTCACGGCTCACTCCCAGCCGTCCTCCAGGATGCGCCTGAGCCTGCGCCTGGACCGAGCCAGAGTCGGTTCCACATAGGGACGGTTCCGCTCCAGCTCCAGCCGGGCCGGGTAGTCGTCCTCGAGGCGGCGAGGCCCCACCAAGACCGCGAAGACTCCCGAGCGCGGCTCGCCCCGGTCCCTCACCGAGATGCTGCGACGCAGGTTCCCGAGCTGCACTGCCGGCGGCTCGCCCGGAGCCGAGGCCGTGTAATAGGTGCTCGCCGTCCCGGGGACCTTGCGGCGATGCCCGGATCGCTCGCCGGTCAGCGTCTTCCGAAGCTCGGACGCGAGGTACTGCCCGGCCTCCCGGACATTGCTCCGCGCCTGCCCTAGCATGGCCGTGGTGACGTCGCTGGTCCACGCTCCCAGCCGCCGCGGGAGGTTCGCGGTCTCGCGCCCCTGGAAGCGGATGATCGCTCGCGTCGGCATGGCCCCATTATGACGGAGCGACGCCGGGCCCCGTCTCGCGCACCTCCGCGAGCTGCCATTCCCGCATCCGTCCGACGCTGGCGAGCCGCACCAGCTCCGCGGTGAAGGTGCGGCCGTTCGACTCGGACACGACCGCTCTGGCCGCTCCCGGCACGAGGTCGCCGACATAGCGCTGGATGATGCCGTGAGTGGGGATCATCGCCGACTGCTGGTAGTCCCCGGCGGAAGTCGCGCGCCTGGGTCGAACGCTGCACAGAACCGGGCCGTTCGGATCGGGCAGCCACGTTTCGACGCTCCCCCCGCGACCGTCGTCGGAAAGGCGCAGTATCTCCCACAGCGCGGAATCCCGCAGCGATCCCGGGCTAGGAGGCTGCGGCAAGCATCCCTCCGATGCCAGCGCTCCGCCCCGCCTCGCCCGGCGTCAGCTTCGGGTCTTCGAACATCATGGAGGCGATGGCGATGATCGCGGCGCGATGGTGCTCGGCATCCGGGATTCCTTGCGCTTCCGCAAAGCTTTCCGCGATGCCCGCGGTATAGGTCGCTACGTACTGCAGCGTGGAGATTGCCGGGTCCCAGGCGATGTTCCACGGCCCGTAGGACAGGCCGGCTGCGGAATCGCTCAGCAGCACGTCGCTCCCCACCAAGGACCACTCGGAGTCGTCGAGCGTCGCTGGATCCTCGGACGCCTTGCGGCTTTGCACGGACTCCACCGAGCGCACGTCCCGGTAGGAGAGCCGGAGGGACGAGATCACGGATCCCGGAGAGAACTCCCAGCGCTCCTCCACGGATCGAGCGATCACGATGCGCGAGGTCGCCCCTTCCGCCCACGTCTCGGCGCGCTGGATGAGCCCGGCGAGGAAGTCGATGCGCCGCGCGGCCCCGTCCAGGCGCAGCGCGTCCGCGAGCTCCGCAGGCGTCACGCACGGATCCGCGAGCCGGGTGAGGAGCGCGGGCCCGGTGAACGGCACTCCCTAGCCGAAGGTCGGAATGGTCACGGGCCGCCGGCGGGCGTGCCCGAGAATCGCCAGGCCGGCCATGAAGTTGTTGCCCGAGGCGGTGGTCGGCGTGATGGTCACGCGCACGTAGCGATTGATCCCCACGTAGTCCACCACCGAGATCCCGTTGTCGTCGGTGGCGGCGATGGTGAGATCGTTGCCCTGCCCTACCAGCTCCTCGTCGGGAACCTTGACCCAGCTCGCCGAGGTCGTGTTGCGGTGCTGCACCTCGTGATCGCCGGCCAGGTTGTTGAGCGACCCCGCCTGGAGCACGAGGGTCAGCGAGTCGTACCCTTGCGTGTCGATGGCATTGGACGCGCTGGCGTTCGTGTTGCCCTTCGAGTGCGGCGCGTAGAGCGCCCGGAAGTCGAAGTTCCTCGCCTCTGAATAGTTCATCGTCCCCTCCTAGCTGGCGATGATGACGCGCAGGAGCGCGTTCGGGTCGATCACGTCCCCGCCCACGTAGCGGTATCCGCTGTACCTCACGCGCCCGGTCTGGGAGAGCGAGTAGGGATCCACGAGGTAGAAGATTCCGGCCCGGTCCACGATCGTGTAGCCGCGCCGGAAGTCCCCGAGCATGAGCGCGACGTTGCCGCTGGCGACCGTCGGCATGGCGTCCGACTCCACGTAGGGCATCCCCAGGATGGTGGCCGCCCTCAGGGAGCCGCTCAGGCCGGGGGCCCAGTGGTAGCGCCCCTGCCCGTCCTTCATCAGCCGGATGTCGCGCACGGTCTGCCGCTTGAGCACCCACGTGGCGTTCATCATGTACTCGCTCAAGAGCACGAAGCTGGCGCGAACGAGGTCGTCGTCCGCGAGCGTGCCCGCGGTGGAGGTGGTGTAGGACTGCGTGCCGGTGTCGGTAATGAATCCGCGCGGGCGCGCCACGCCGTCGCCGTTGACGAATGCGTACCCTTCCGCGCGTCCCAGCTGCATGGCGAACTCCCCTTGCAGCCAGCCGCCGAGGTCGATGCGCGCGTTCATGAGGTTCCGGCGCGAGACCGCGACCCGGGCGTCCTGCTCGTGCACGGAGATTTCGACCTGGCCGAAGGGATCGAGATCCTGATCCTGGCGCTGGGTCAGCTCCCCGGTCCATACCGCCGAAGGATGCGCGATCAGGCGATCCATGAAGACCGACTGCGCGCCGGTGGTGATCGTGCGGCAGATCGCTCTGACCGGGCTCATTTCCTGCAGGAGGGGGATCATGCCGGCCACGAATTCCGGCGGGGCCAGGTATCCGCCAGTCTGCGGATCCGAGACGATCATCGTGGCCTTGCCGTCGGGAATCTGCTGGCCGCTGTCGGTCAGGAATGCCTTGACTGCGAGCGCGTGCTCCTCGTCCCCGGCAGCCAGAGCCTCGTACCGCTCCACGGAAGGCACGTAGTCCGGATCCGGGAATCCCTGCGCCCGCTCGCGCCCCATCGCGCACAGCAGGCGATTGAAGATTCTCCACTTCTCCAGCTTGGGGGCCGGTCCGGAATCTCCCTCCCGGCGCAAGGAGCGCTTGATGGCGAGCCGGGATTCGCGCTGGAATTCCGCCAGGCCGAACTCCAGCGAAGCCACGCGATCGTTGAGCGCGTTGGCGTCCGCGGCGTCCTGGCCGCTGCCGGGATCCGCGTCGCCGTCCTCCACGCGATGCGTCTGCTGCACCGGGCTGTGGCCGCGATCGCTCATGCGCTCCACTCTGTCGCGCAGCGCGGCTACCGACTCCGAGAGGTCCTGCAGGATGGCGAGACGCTCGCCTCCTGGCGGCGCTGCGGCAGGGGGCGGGTCCAGATTCTCGGCGGAATTTGACGCCCCGTCTGCAGCAGGCGCGACAAACAGGCGGTCCTCCGTCCCGTCCGCGGTCCCGTCAGTCTGGCTTGAGGTCATGCTGCAATCCTATCACGCGTCGGACGATATGGCGGTCACGCGCGCCGCGGGATCGGCGGGAAACGGAACCAGCGAGACTTCTTTCAGCGTCGCTCTGGAAATGTTGCGCCCGTCATCGGAGAGCGAGTACTCGTCCACTTTGAATCCGATTGAGATTCCGGTGAGGTGCCTGCCCCGCACCAGCGACGCCAGCTCGGATGCGAGGGAGGTCTCGGCCATTTCGGCGACGAAGCGCAGGGAGGTGCGGTTGCTGCGCAGCTGGCGCACCGACCCGACGATGCGCGACGAATCGAGCCAGCGGTGCGAGTCCATGAACATCACGCGCGCCTTCCCGTCGGCGAACGCCTGCAGCGAGCGGTCGAAGGCGCCTCGCGCGAACCGATCCCCGTTGAGATTCCTCCGCGCGTAATGTGTCGCGATGCCCTGGATCGTAACGGCCATGCGTACTAGTGTACGAATCCCGCGCTGACTCTGTGATGCGTCCATGTCGCGCGCAAGTGGTGCGCCATTGCGAGCGCGTCCACGCAGTCGTCATGCATTCCCGCCGGGGCGGAGTAGCGCACCCCCGCGCGGGTGAGCTCGTACTCGAAGTGCAGCAGCTCGTCGACGAGAGGGCCGTCCGGATAGGTGATCTCGCCGCGCTGGATGGCGACCGCCAGGCCCTCCATGATGCGCTGCTTGGATGCGGCGGTGAACAGGAAGGGCTCGATGGCCCCTTCGGTGGCGTCCTGGAGCGCTTCGACCGGCATGGATCCGGGACCGGTCGCGTCAGCCACTCCTATCGCCTCCCCGGTGGCTTTCGCGATCCTCGGTATCTGGTCGTGCCAGCTGAGACCGTGCCAGCGATGGAATGCGGCGCAGCGGCCTTCCGCATCGAGTCCGACACCTGCCGTCCAATTGCGATCCCTTGCCAGATCCCAGCCGAAAAACTCCGGCTTGCCCGCAGTCGGACGAATGTTGGCGCGAATCTCCGCTTCGGATCCGAACGGGTTGATGCCCGCCTCCGGGGCGATGCAGCGGTACAGGGCGTCGAACACGTGCTCGGGCAGGTCGCTCCTGGCCTGTTCGATCTCGGACGCGTCCAGGATTCCGGCGGCCACGGCGTCGTCGGACGTGATGCGGTGGAAGCCGTACCCCGGCTCGCCGGACTCCGCGCGACGGCACAGGCGGTAGAACCAGTTGGTGCGGTCGGTGACGTTGGCGATCATCCTCACGGGCGCGCGCGTGGCGGTGACCGTGGATCGGATCGCGTGCCAGGCCTCGGCGCGCACGCGGCTGGCCTCGTCGATGACCGCTCCGTGCACGTCCTCGCCGTAGAGATTGTCCGGGCGGTCGCCGGAGAGGAATCTCAGGCGCGAGCCTCCGGGCAGCTCGACGACGATGGGGCTGCGGCGGTAGCGCGCGCCGGGAACGGAGCGCAGGCCGGTCCGCGCGCGGCGGCCCGCGATGTCGGCCTGCTGGTAGCTGGGGGCGATCCACCAGTACTCGCGTCCGGGGCGCCCCTGCGTCCAGGCGCGGTCGATGAGCCATACCAGGCAGCCGACGGTCTTGCCGCTCTTGGTGGAGGCTTCGATGCAGGATATGCGGTTGCGGTCGTAGACCGCCGCGCGCTGGAGGGGATAGAGTTCAGGCAGGCGCAGCGGGCTGCGACTCGATGACGAATCCCGCTCCGGGATCGTCATGAGGAATCGCGCCATCTGGCTGACGCTGCGCAATCGCGGCAAGCTCGCGGGCCAGTCGGTGCCGGTGCTCCTCACCGGCGCACTCCTCTATGAGCGTCCAAATGCGAATGAGATAGGAGAGGAACTCGGCCTCCAGTATGGTGCCGTCCTCCTGCAGCCGCAGGGAGCGCTCGGAGGCGGCCAGCTTGGAGCGGTCGCGAATGACGGAGCGCAGCTCGGCCCACTGGGATCGCGCCCTGCCGGCGGATCCGGCCATCGATATCAGGGATGCCAGGGCGGAACGGCGCTCCTCGTCGGTGTCCGCCGAGCGAATGGACTGGACGGCCCGGCGCATGGCGTCCGGGCTGTATTCGGCCTCCTCGGCGATTTCCGCGGCGAGCTGGTCGGCGCGGGCGTCGAGCACGGCGATCTCGCGCAGGTTGGAGAGCAGGTCGCGATCCGGCTCGCGGGCGCGGCGGCGGAGGAGCTTGCTGTAGCGGCCGTCCTTCCATGTGGGATGGGAGGGGCCGGGCGGGGGGGAGGCGCCGCCGTGGAAGCGGCAGCGAGTGCGTCCGCGCGCTACAGGCTGGCGGCAGGGGCGTCCGGACGACTTGGCATGAGCTCCGCACGTGCGCGGCATGAGGTGGCTCGCATTCCATGAGGCGTCATGGCGGGGGCGGGTTGCAGCGCGGCGAGAACATGATCATGTCGCGCGTTTCGTTCTTGGAACTGCCGCCGAACGACATCGTCAGGCAGTCCCACCCGGACGGGACCGGGAAGTCGCCGTCGTGGCAGCAGTAGGCGATGCGATGCTTCGATCCGTTTTCGGCGGCCCAGCGATAGGATTCGATCGCAGCTCGGTCGGGTTGCTGCTCGCGGTCGGATTCGTAGATTCCGTTGGAGCGGAGCCTCAGGCGGTAGGGAGGGTCCAGGAATATGCACGTATCGGTGCGCTGCGTCGAGGTATTGGCCAGGACCGAGCGAGATTTGCAGATTTTCCAGTCGCGATTCAGCACGACGACTTTTTCAAGACGCGCGGAAATCATCGCGAACCAGCGTTGAATCGATTCGGATTCAAACCTCGACGACTGGACTTGCACGCCCTCGCCGCCCGAGTGCGGGAAGACGACAGCGATGGATCGAGTCGCATGGCCTTGCGAGTCGTTCGAGCCTGCACCGCCCGGCAATGTTCTGCGCTGCGCCTGCACTCCTTGGCCGGCGCCGCGCGGATCCATGAAACAGCGATCGGCGGTCGGCATGCTCCGGAATCCTTTGGTGCGCTGCATCTGGAGTCCTTGACCGCCGCGGTGACTGCATGTCCTGGGCTTTGTTCCGTATCCGGCTCCGATCGAGTTCGACACGCCCCAGGCCCACCAGCCGGCCATCTTCGCGTCATGGTATTCGGGATCCTCGGAGAGCCTGGGTGCGAAGGCCTCGTTCCATTTGGTGAGCGCGGCGTTTCGCGCCGACAGATCCTGGTGGATCGTCGGCCACGTGGCCGCCTCCGCAGTCTCCTCGGGCGAATGCTTGATCGCTCGCCAGAAATTGCAGATCAGCCCGGACGTGTCCGAAACGATCTCGTATCGGAACGGCTCGGGCCTGGCGAGCAGCACGGCGAGCGATCCGGCGAACGGCTCCAAGTAGCGCTCGGCCCCGTCGAAGCGCTCCAGCACCGTGCGGGCCCAGCGCCGCTTGCCCCCGTACCAGGGGAAGGGGGCGGTGAGCCCTCCCTCCGGAAGCGAGGTGTCGATCTTCGGCCGGCCGGTCGGCGAGGGTTCCGGCGGCTGCGCGGTCATGGCCAGCAGGCCGTTGATCTCGTCGAGGTCGAACCCCGCGCCGTCCATAGCGGAGGCGTCGCCGTCCGCTCCGGCGATGTCGCGCGCTTCGGCGGCCAGGGCGTCCATGTCCCAGGAGGACTCCTGGGAGGTGCGGTTGTCGGCCAGGCGGTACAGCCTGGCGTCCTCGTCGCTGAGATCGGACGCGCGGTGAACGGGAACCGAATCCAGGCCGAGCGACTTGGCCGCGAGAAGCCTGGTTTGCCCGGCAACGATCACGTTCTCGGAATCGACGACGACCGGCTGGCGGAAGCCGAAGCGCCGGATGCTGGCGGCGACAGCCGAGACGGCCGACTCGGGAATCACGCGCGGGTTGCCCTCGTAGGGGCGGATGGATCCGACCGGCACGGATTCGACCGTCATTGAGACTCCCTGAGCCATCCGTCCCTGACTTCGCCCTCCCATACGGTGCGCCCCATGAGCTGCAGCCGGACGGTCCCTTCGAGCGTAGCGCTCTCGGTTCCGCCCGTCCATAGCATCCTGGAGTCCATGCTCCCGGCGCTTTCGGTTACCGGGATCACCGGCTCCGGCAGGCGGCGGGCCCCCGGCGGCCAGATCACGAACCATGCCAGCGAGTTGAAGCGAGCGACCTGCACCTCCCCCGGGCGGCGCGGCCTGCGATCCACGAATGCGATCGGGAGATCCTTCATTCGATGACGGCCTCCGATTTCGGACGCGCCAGCTCTTCATAGGCGTCATTCAGCGCGGTTTCCGCCGCGTCCAGCATCGATATCACGTATTCCGATCCCTCGTCAAGATTCTCGGCGAGATCCGTGAGAGGCTCGATGGCGAGCAATGCGGATCTGATTCCGGTGCGGATGCGGAGCATGGCTCGTCTGGAGGTCACGAGCGCTTGATGGACGCGGCTGCGGGATTTCCGGAAAGAATCGCGGGAGTCGCGGAAGGGGGGGGAGGGGGCGAGGCATCGGCGCCGGCGGGGCCGGGAGGGCCCTGGGGGCCGGGGGGTCCGGCCTCTCCCGCAGGCCCCCGGGCCGGCGCGGAAACCTTCTCGGCGTGCTTGTGCTGCGCTCGCTGGAGGTCGCCGCCGCACAGATAGACCACGATGGTTCCGACCACGGCCCACAGCTCGGTCGGCATGGAGTCCAGCGCCTGCATGGCTGACGCGAACGAGTCCGGGAGCAGGCAGCCCCAGGCCACCAGCGCCGCGGCCGCGACGCTCATGACGATTCTGGGAGCGACCTCGGATACCGAGCGCACGGCGTCCAGCGCTCCGGGGGGCGCGCCTTCCAGCGCGTCATCGATGATCTTCGTCGGTTCCATCCGAACTCCTTTGCAAGTAGTCCACCACATCCGCCCACTCCTCGTCCGTGGCCCGGTACTTCGGATCCAGGTAGAGCTCGGCCCGGCGGATCCATCCGCCCTTGCCGCCGTCCGACGAGACCACGTAGCGCACGAACCCGGAGTCGTTGGCGGCAAGGGCGATGTAGTGCGAGCGGCGCTCGATGCAGTAGGCGTGCAGCAGGGACGGCTGGTCCTGGATCGAGAGCGCCGCGGCGAGCGTGTCGGGCCCCATGATCGCGTCCATCTCGACGGTCGCTCCGCACAGGCTCAAGGTGCGCTGCAGGAGCATGATCGCCGTGTTCGGCCCCATGTTCACAGCGGTATCGAAAACTGCGGCGTTGAGGTGCGACATGCAGGCCTCCAGCAGGTGCAGGCGCGGATCGTAGTAGTACCTGCGCAGCATGATCGATTCCGCTTGCGCGGCGTTGATCAGCATGAGGTCGCGCTCGTCCGTCTTGCCGTCGCGGTTGAGGTCCAGGCCCTCGCTCTGCAGCGTCGGGAGCGTGAGTCCGTACTTGGACGGCGGGCTGCCGTCGACGTAGGACGCGCCCTCGTTATCGGCGAGATCCGAGAGCATCATCTGCACCGACCTCATCGGATCGCTCCCAGGGCCAGCATCGCGCCGACCGCCCCGCCGATCGCGGCTGCCGCCAGATTGCCGATCATGCTGCGAGCGGAACTCAGCTGCTTGACGCTCACGTCGATTCGCGCCTGCGATCGTTCGAAGGCCTGCAGCTTCTGCCGGATCGCGTCGTACCGATCCTTGGTCAGCCGGCCGAACTCCAGCGTGGCGGCATTCAGGGACTTGTCGATGGCGAACTCGGTCGGCGTGCGCTTGAGGTGCTCGGGCTTCATGCCACGATGATAGCACCGAGCGCAGTCACAGGGCGTCCGCCGCGGCCTTGACCGCCTGCTTCAGGCACTCCTCGTGCTTGCGGTCGTCGTCGGTCCTCCCTCCGCCGGTGCAGTCGTGGTATGCGCGCACGGCGGGGCTGGCAACGTCGTAGACCGCCCTGGCATCCTTGGCGGCTGACGCGCAGCCGGCCAGCGATGCGGACAGGAGGAGCGCCGCGGCGGCGGCGAATGCAGATAGCCTCATACCGCCATGATAGCGCCTGTCACTCCTTGTTCCAGCGCCTGTCCTCGGCGTCCTTGCCCCAGCCGTCCCTCATGGCGTCCATGAGCTGGTTGTGCAGCGCGGGGTCGGACACCCACTCGTAGTCGCGCTCCACCTCCGTCTCCGTGTCGAGCCGCGCTTCGAGCCGCTCGATCTCCTTGCGGCGGGCATTGCGGCGGATGCGCTGAACCCTGCGCATGGCGAAATTCGCGAGGCGGGACAGTCGGACGGGGAAGGTCATGAGCCCTGGAGCGGAGAGACCGTCTCGGTGACGTCGGCGCTCAGAAGTCCCGAAACCTTCTGGGTCTCGGAGAACGTCGCTCCCGTGCGGAGGTTCTGCCACGTGCGCTTGACGATGACGCCTTCGACGTATTCGAGCTGGAAGTCGAGCGTTGCCTGGCAGCTCTGGCCCGGCCCCAGCATAACGTCGATCTCGGACTCGAAATGCTTGGTGGTCTCGCGCGAGCCGCCGGATCCGAACGAAGACGTGCGCGAGCCGCTGAACTGCGTCTGCTCCGTCAGGGAGAACGACTCCTTGGCCCCGGATCCCAGGAAGCCTTCGTCGGCCTCGACGCCTTCCGTGGCGCTGATGCCGATCATCATCGACTCCTCGTCGCTCACCTCGGAAGTCCAGCTCTCCTCGGACGTCACGTCCTCGGACACTAGCAGGACGTGAGTGGACACCGGGCCGCCGGCATCGTCCTTCTTCGAGACGGGATCTCCGTCCTCGTCCGTTGCGGACGGAAGCGAGTTGATCGCGGTCGCGTGCGCGCTGCTATGGGACTGCGGCGTTTTCGCGGCTTCGCTGTAGTCGTACTCGATGCCGATGACCGCGCACCGGTCGGGTTTCAGCTTCGCGCCCTTGGCGCGCCACTTCCAGGCGTAGGCGTCCAGGTCGTAGGTGTCCGGGCCTTCGAGCTCGATCGTGGAGCCCTTGAAATCCACATCGTCGTACAGCGTCAGGATGTGCCACTTGGGCACCGTGACGAACCGCAGCTGGGTCCCGTTGGCAACGAACGAGTCCCAGAGATTCGGATACTCGCCCGGCGGAAGCGGGTGCTGCTCGGTTTGGTCCGGTGCGTCCCGCCAGCACAGCGCGACGGCCTTCGGGGAGTAGCCGACCTTCTCGACCTCCATGACCCAGTTGTCATTCGGCTGGGCCGCGTAGGAGCCTTGCTGCTGGTGCATGAGGTAGCGCCCCAGATCGGAGTATTCGCCGGCCTCGAACCAGGCCGAGAAGATGCCGTCCCCGTCCACTCCGTGGCGGATGCGGGCCCGGTGGAAGGGCTCGACCTTGAGGGATCGGATCTGCCCTCCGGGGTGCCTTGCATGGATATAGCATAAGTGAATGCTATCGTCAAATGTTAATGCCTGTCCGCCGAACGCGCCTTGGCTGTACGAAGTCGCGGCTAGCGCCATGAGAGCCTCCTCGAAGTCATGTCTGGGTTGCGGGACGGAATTCGCGTCCCGGTCGTGGAATCACGTTCGCTGCCGGGATTGCCAGCGCGAGCGGGAGAGGGAGCGGGATCGTCGGCGCTCGAAGGATCCGAAGCGCCGGGCGTACGGCAACGCTCTTCGGCGCAAGCTGCGATCGGACCCTGCCTTTCGCGAGAGCGAGAATGCCAGTGCGAGGGAGCGGGATCGAGAGCGCTATGCGAGCGATCCAGCCTACAGGGAGCGGCGGCTCGAGACGAATCGCAAGTCGTATCGCGAGAGCGAGGAAGTCCGCGAGCGAAGGAAGGCACGGCAGAAGGAGCGGTACGCCTCGAAGCTTCGCGACGATCCGGCCTACATGAAATCCAACCGCGCCCGGTCGAAAGCGTGGTACGAGGCCCATAAAGGGACCGAGCAATACAGGGCCAAGGTGCGAGAACGGCAACGGAAGCGCTGGCTCAGGATTGGCGGCTCCAAGCCGAGACGGTTTCTCAAGCTTCTCTGCGTCGCTCAGAACTGGAAGTGCGGCATTTGCGGCAGGACGATGATTCGCAATCGTCTCTCCGGCCTGCATGTCGACCACATCCTCCCGGTTAGCAAGGGGGGCGGCAGCGAGCTTTCGAACCTGCGAGCGACTCATGCCGCTTGCAACCAGTCGCGATCGAACCGAGACAACGACATTGCCTTCCAGCGATGCCTTGATCTCGGCGAATAGGCGGTAGCTGCCAGTGACATGGCACAAGCGTACCACGCCTAGTCGCCCGGGAGGCAGCGGAACACCAGCGCCAGCCCGAGGAGCGTGAGCGACACGGCCCCGGACGCCTGGCCGGCGATGATCCAGTGATGGCCCAGCGTCAGGGCGATGAAGAAGATTCCCGCGGCCAGCGTCGTCAGGGCGAACGCCGGGCGCAGCACGGGATCCTACGACGGATTTCCGCCGTCGCCCTCGTCGGCCTGCTCGTCGGCCGTGCCCTCGCCCTCGTCAGCGGCATTCACTGCGGGCGGCGGAGGAGGCGTGAGCCAGGAGTTGCCGGCGTCCACGACGCCCTGCATGGCGGCGCGCTGCTCGGCCTCGGCTGCCGACACGGCTGCCTGCTTGGTCACGACCTCCGCCTCGGCGGCGGCAAGCGCCGACTGCGCGTTCTGGTAGGCCGTCTTGGCCGCTGCGACGTTGTCGTTGGCGGCGGCCAGGTCGTCGTAGGCCGAGGTGACGGAGGCGGATGCATCGGTCCAGTGAGTCACTGCCGGACCGATGACGGGAATGGTGGAGGTATCGTCCATGCGTCCATCATATCAGGAGCGCCCGCTAGTGCTCGTGCTCGCCCACGCTGGCCTGCTGGGCGGCTGCGTAGTGCGTGGTGAGCCATGCGGTCCACGCATCCGTGTCGGGCGGAGAGAGCATCAGGGTCGGCGAGCCGTCGTCTTCGAGCGCGTAGGCCCCCGAGGCCAGAGAGGACCAGTCGGCAAAGGTTTCGAGCCAGTAGAACCGCAGGGCGTCCTTGGCGTCCGCGAGCTGCGATTCGAGCCGCGAGACCAGCCACTCGGCAAGGTCGTTCCAGGCGGAGAAAGGCCCGGCCTCCGGGAATCCGCCCGAGGGCCAGTCCGCGCCGGACTCGAACATGGATGCGGCCCACCATGCCGCGCCGATCAGGCTGCGGGCCCAGCGATGCGTGTTGTTGGCTCGCTGGAGGTGCTCCGACTGCGTTGCGTCCGTGGCATCCAGCGACGCGCCCACGAGGCCTCCGGGAATCGAGTTGGCCTTGGCCCAGCCGTCCACCAGGGCTGGAGAGTAGCGGTCCGCGCACGTAGCGATCCGTTCCTCCAGCGCTTCCGCCTGCGAGTCCGTGATCTCGCTCGCGTCCGCTGTCGCGGTGACTTCCTGCGGCGCCTCGGCCTCGCCGTCGGGCCAGACGGGGTAGGCAGGCAATTCGTCGTCCCCGTAGGAGTGCGTGCCGGGCGCGTAAGGCGGGGCGGATATGTCGGCCACCGCGGATTGCACGGCGATCTCGTAGGAGTCCGCGAAGATCACGCCGCCGGCGTTCTCCCCGACGATCTGCCTGAGCCGCTTCAGCGAGACATACCCGGCGCTCGTCCCTGCCGGATCGAGCGGATGGACGATTGCCTGATCGACTGCGAGCTGCCCTCCGTCCAGCTTGTAGCCGTCGATCACGACGCATCCCTTCGAAGGGATGCTGACCTTCGAGACAGGCGGCGAGGTCGCGCCGCCGAGCGGATAGATGCCGAGCGTCAGCTTCGTCATGCTACGCGGCCTGCCATTTCGCGACTCTCTGCATGCGGCCTATCTCGGCCTCGGTAGGACGGCCCACGCGGAATCTGTACACGTTCGAGAAGCTCTGGGAGCCGCCGTTCAGGCCCGCGAGCCCGACCCTGAGGCCGGCCATGTCATTCTCGCTCGGTCCGCGCAAGTGCCAGCTCGCGGTCGGCATGCCCTTGATCGTCACCGTCACCAGGCGGCCCCACTTGATCACGCGGAAGGGGATCACGTCGCGCTCCGCCCAGTAGTCCGTGCTCTCTCCGAGATACACGCCTTGGTTGTAGGCCTCGGCCCCGGTCCCGGTGTACGCCTCGGGGCCGAACACGAACACATCGGGGTAGTTGCCGCCGTCGGCTGGCAGCCAGGCCCGGTCCCCGTTGTCGTTGTTCTCGTACCTGGTCGCGCGGTGGCGATCCATGCAGGCCCAGTTCTGCGCGGCGGGCTTGTCGTAGGCCCCTCCGCCCGCCGGAACCATCGACAGACGGACCTCGTGCAGGTTGGAATTGACGTAGTTCCCGCGCCGGAAGACCATGCTCACGCCGGCGGACGCAGCCAGCCCCAGGTCGGTCAGCGCCGACGGCATCGCTGTAGCTCCGATGCACAGGATCGAATCGCCCACCTGCTCGCCGAGCTGGACGGAGAAATCGACGGCGATGCGGTCCAGGTACGAGGCGTCAGGGACCGTGACCCAGCACCTGCCGGAAGTCGTGTGCGAGAGCAGGCGGAACAGCGGGAGCCGCACGATCGGCCAGTCGTCGTAGTCGAAATTGACGTCCTGATGGATCGGCACGCGCCCGCTCGGGTCGCTCCCGTAGGTGTACGGGGCAGCCGAGACCTGGCGGATGGCACGGCCGCCGAGGTCGATGATCCGCCCGTTGGGGAAGTTGGATATCTCGCTGCCTGCCATGACCACGATGCCGTGATCGGTGGCGTGGCGGTTCCCCCTGGCGACATGACGGCTGATCCATGTCGCGGCGGATCCCGTGGCATCCCCGCCCGCGGTCTGGAACACGCCGTCCGGGGCCGCCTGCCCGTGCCAGTCGACCAGAACGTCCGGGTCCGGGACCGCCAGGAATCCCTTCATCTCGCCCTGGGTCATGGAGAGCTTCGAGAGATCCGTGACAATGCGGCTGCCGAAGGCCCATTCGAGGCGGACGCTTATCTGGCTCCCGGACCACAGGGGCACGCTGTCCGCCGACCACCACCAGTCGTTCCGATAGCCGAAGAAGTCCTGCTGGCCGGTCTGCCTGGCCAGCGCGTACCACGTGCCGTTGATCTGGATGCGGCCGGGAGAGTCGCCGTACGGGATGTCGTGCGGGTCGAACGCGACATGCACCTGCGCCGCCGTCGCGGAGTCCGAGCGAATGATCTTTATGGGCGTGCCTTCCGGCGGCACGGGCGACACAGTGTTGGCCAGCGGGTCGAAGCGGTCCCACAGGCGGACATTGACGTTCTCGGCGATGGCGGAAACCATCGTGAACCGGTACAGCGTGCCCGTCGCGGTGGACGGCAGACCGGCGGGCCAGTTGCAGGGGATGCGGATGTCGTCATCGACGGAATCCGGCGAGTCCGAGAAGTCAAACGCAGGAGCGTCCGTGCCTAGCCATCGCTGGGCGTCCGACCGCCCTATGGAGACATGGCCCCGGTCGTTCTCGACCAGCTTGGAGCCGTCGTCCCACTCGATGCGCACCTTGGCGTAATCGCCGGGAACGTCCGCCGCCGGGATCCCGAGCGTGCCCCACCACCATTCGGGCGCGTATCCGAGATTGTCCTCGTCCGCCGTGCTCTGCTGGACGGAGTGCCACGTGCCGTTGACTTGGAAGCGGCCCGGGGTGCGGCCCGCCGGGAGCTGCGCCGGGTCGAACGCGATGAACAGGCTGCCGGGCGTGGAGTCCCACTCGGCGGCCACGAAAACGTCGTCGGGCGGGGCCGGGTCGATGGAGCCGATGGTCGAGGTCCACGCAACGTAGTCGGTGGTGCCCGGAGCGGCTGCGAGCGAGATCCCGAAAAGGATGCCGTCCGGGTGGGCGGCGCCGTCCGGCCAGTAGCAGGGCAGCCGGATTCCCGAGTCGTCCACGTCCGCCGAATCGTCGAAGTCGTAGGCGTCCGCGTCGCTGGTCTCCGGCGCGTCCTGCCACTGCGGGCGGGTGTTCGCGCCGTCCCACGCCACGATCTGCCCGTCGGCGGGAGTGCCTTCGACTCCGTACTCGACGATTCCCTCTGGGGTAGCGGAGAGCAGCTTCGCCCCGGCGGTGATGATCCCCGATCCGTCAAGGGACGTGTCGAAGCGGAACGTGGCCGCATTGGCGTCGCTCGGGCGATTGTCCGCCGGAAGGGCGGAATCGCTGACGAAGCCGTTGGTCGAGTCCTCCGTCAGAGTCAGCCACGCGCCCTCGTACTGGATCCTCCGGAGATTGACGCTCCCGTCGGTGATGACGCTCACAATCCATGCGAGCGCGGCCCCGGCGGCGGCGTTGTAAATGAAGATCTCCTGCACGCCCTTGGGGTGCGGGCCGATGTGGTAGGAGTACCCCTGCTGGTAGGCGCTGGCCGCTATCTCGAACTCGCTTGACACTTCGTCGACCGGGAGCCGCCATGACTCGGCGTCCTCGTCTGCGTCCTGCCCCAGGTCGAATTCCTGGTTGTCGTACGAGAGCGTCTTGATCTTCTCCGCGACAGCCTGCCTTGACGGCGCGACCGAAGTACTCTCCTGGGACGGGTCGTTGGTGTCCAGCCCGCTGTCCGTGACGATGCCGTCCAGCTTCGCCTTGTCCTCCGAGGACATGAGGCCGTCCTCGGACGCGCTGGCATTGGACGGGAGGGGATGGCGGTGGTCCTGGCGCGATGCCGAAACGGAAATGCCCGCCGTGCCCGTGGCGCTGTTGGGCCGTAGCGGCACCACGCTGCCGAGAGCGGCGGCATTCTCCGAGACCCCGTCGAGCTTGGTCTTGTCCGCTGCGGACATGAGGCCTGCGGCGGAGTCCGATGCGTTCGCCGGAAGAGGATGGCGGTGGTCGCCGCGCGCGGCTGCGTTCTCGGCGCCGATCGATCCGCCCGAGGCGTTCGGCTGCAGCGGCGTCGCGGCGGAGTAGGCGTTGGCGTTCGCGTTCTCCGCGACCGTGTCGATCTTGGCCTTGTCGGCGGCGCTCATGAGGCCCTCGGCAAGGCTGGTCGCGGCGGCGGGCAAGGGATGCTTGTGGTCCGCCCGCGACAGGTCCCCGGACTGCCCGGCGGCCCCGGTGTTGTCGTCCGGTCGCTGCGGGACGGCATCGCTCAGGGTTACCCCCGCGGCCTGCCCCGCCGGTCCCCGGATGTTGCCCTTGACGATCCAGCTCCCGGTCAGTCCGACGCTTGAATCCCAGATCGCCACGTCGCCGATCTGGAACGTGGCGACCACCGTGGTCTCGTCGTTCTCGACGAAGGACTGCGCCGAGACATCGAACGCGGCCGCCGCCATGATGGCGTCGTTGTCAGCGGGATTGGTCGGGATGTCAGCGGTCGATGAAACCGGTTCGGGCTCCAGTTGATAGAAGGTGTTGTTGACGACTCCGCCGCCTGTAGGCTTGTCGGTCCACTCGATGCGCCCGGTGGTCGAGTTGTATTCGAGGATCCGCCCGGTGTCGTTCTGCGACGGGGTGTCCATGGGCCGGGGAAGATCGTTGGGCGAGGTCTCCCATGTCTCCGTCCCGTCGATGGCAACCTGCAGCTTGTAGCGGCTGATCGCGTTCCCGCCTGCCGGGGCGTCCGGAAGGTTGTTCGGCTGCGCGTCGGCGAGAACGGTGTCCAGCTTGGACTTGTCCCCGGAGGACATGAGGCCGCGAGCGCCGGACGTGGCCTCGCTCGGAAGCGGGTGCTTGTGATCCGCGCGAGACGCCTCTATGGACGTGCCGGCAAGGCCCGTCGAGTCGTCCGGCTGCGCCGGGACGGCGTTCGACAGGTCTCCGATCTCCTCCACCCAGGTCGCGTCCCCGCCGGAGGAGATTCGCAGCGCGTAGTCCTTGTCGTCGGTCTCGGCTGCCGGCGTGGCGGGCAGCTCCCTCGGGTGCACGTGGTCCGAGCGGGAAGCGGTGTCCGACGCGCCCGGCGATGCCTGCCCGGGGGCCAGCGGGTCATCGTCGCTGAGGTCGGCCCCTCCTCCGCCCCCTCCCCCGCCGCCGCCCTGCGGGATCGAGTAGATCGTCGACCCGATCTGCAGCTTCGTGAGATTGGAGGTCCCGGCCCCTGAAGGATTCGCCGTGACCGTCGGCGGATTGAGCTGCTCCACGAACAGCACGTCCGAGTAGAAGATATGCCCGTCGTCGTAAAGGTATGCCAGCGCCGCATGGAGGTACGGGTAGGACTCGTTTGGAACCGACGCGCTGACACTGTGATGCCAGCCGCCAGGCACCGTGAAGGTGCTCCCGTCCCAATGGCCGCCGGTGGGCCGCGTGTCCCAGGTGATCGCAGAATGGCGCGAGTAGATGATCTGGATATGGTCCAGCGACCTTTCGTCCGCGGAGGTCCCCGGATCGCCTTGCGGGCCGGCGATGCTTGCCTGCACGGTCCAGCGGCTGTTCGCGGCGTCATAGATCGCCACGTCGCCTGCGGCCAGGCTGGTCAGCGCGTTTCCTGCAGCGTCCACGAACGTGTCGGTGGGGTCGAACGCAGCGGTAATCAGGATGGCGTCCGCGTCCGAGGGCGACGAAGGCACGTCCGCATCGGAGCCGACCGGAGTGTTCCACGGATTCGCGGACGCGATGGCGGTGCTCACCTGGGCCGCCGTGCGCTTGGTGTTGACCTCGGCCTGAATCTCCTTCAGGAGATTCTGCTTCGTCGCTCCTACCCAGGCGTTCGAAGCGGACCCGTCGACGACAGGCACAAGGTCCGTGCTTTCGACCGTTGCGACCTGATTCGCCGCCTGCGTGATATTTGTCTCTGGCATCTAGTTGACCGGCCAGTACCCGCCATTGCCTGGGAAGTCCGTTCCGTTGCCGGGATAGTCTCCGTGGTTCGACGGCTGGATCCGACGCCCGACCGCGGCCCAGAACCAGCGCGCCATCGAAAGGCCGAACTGGATCATGCCAGGGCCGCCCTCGGGTACAGGGCGATGATCCCGGTAGCCGTGGTCGAATCGCGAATGATCCTGAAGCGAAGCGGATGGTAGCCGGCCGAGACCTGGAAGGTCCTGTCGGCCGAATCGTGCAGCAGCCGGCCCGTGACGGTCCCGTCGCCGCCTACCAGCAGGGCGGTCGGCACGTCGTCCTCGAAATCCACGTCCGAGGACGTGTCCACCGGCTCGGCCCTGGAAGCGGGAGCCGACAGCCCGGGGCTGACGGTCTCGAACGGATCCGGCATATGGCAATCCTATCATTGCCGCCCCCCCTCTCTCGGTCCGACCATCCAGCCGGGAGGCCGCGGTATCTCGGCGCCTTGCGGGCGCCAGAGGTGGAGCACTCCCGGATGGCAGTCGATGTGCTCGACAGGCGGGACGTGCAGCTGCATGGCGGTCTCGCCGGGACGGAAGAACGCTCGCTTGACAGCCTCCATCTCGCTCCAGTCGGGGACGCGGGGGGATCCCGCCACCGAAACCGACACGTGGTCCCATCCGCCGCCCGTGCTGGCGATCACGTTCAGCGTCGCGCGGCGCACCCGGATGCGGAAGATGCCTCCGTCCTCCCCCAGATGCACCATCAGCGGCCTGATCGCCGCGCTGTCCAGGCGTCGCATCAGAATGGAATCTCCGATTCGTCAGGGCCGGCATCCTCGGCGGGGGAATCGAAATCCGGCCACCAGTCGCGGCGCACGAGCACGGAGTACACGGCTTTGGACTGCAGCTCCGAGAGGTCCTCGAAGCGAACGATGTCGCCGCCGAACTGCACCGGCTCGCCGCCGCGGCCGAGGCTCATGCGATCGTGCCAGTCGCGCCAGCCCTCGGACAGCTCCTGCATGAGGTCCGGGTCGGCGCAGCAAGCCGCCCACACGCGCTCGCAGTCGCGAGAGAAGAGCCTCGCAGCCTGCTCGCTGTCCCGGCACGGGCAGAGGCCCCACCTCCACACGGGCGGGTAGGAGTCCTGGCGCACGGGGGCCCCGGTGCGAATCCGCCCGCAGCCGTCGCATAGCGGGCAAAGGTCGCGCCCCTTGGCGCTGTCGGCCGTCCGCTCGGCTTCGAGATTCCTCCTGCGCCGGGCGGCGATCTCGGCCGACCGCAGGTGGTCGCACAGCTTGCGGACCTCCGAGATCTTCGGGAAGAAGTCCAGGGATTCCGTGACGATCCGCGCGACCTTCGCGATTTCCGGAGCGTGGAACTCCCGCTCCAGATAGGCCGTGACCGCCGCGATCCGCGCCTTGCTGGCGCGATTCCCGGCGAAGTACTCCAGCCAGCTTCCCACGGCGAGCGAAGCGGCCAGCTTGACGTCCTGCATCATTTCCTCCTGCTAGTTGACCAGGCCTTCGAAATCGGACGCGGACGCGGAGCGCAGCGAATCCTCGGGCGCTTCGGATCCGGCGAGATCCCACTGCCGCTGCGCGATCCAGTCCGCCGCTGACGGACGCGTCCGGGACTGCGAGAGCAGATCCTCGCGGAGCCATGCGCGCAGCCCGGCAACCGCGCGGCTCATGTCTTGAGGCGGGAGAGCCATGAACACGGACCGGACGGACGCTTCCCCGGCTTCTCCGAGGTCTTCCGGCCACAGGCGCAGGAACCTCGCGCAGAGGTCCAGGCCGCGGCTTTCTCCGGACGCGGCCAGAGCTTCCATCAGCCTCGCTATCCCGGGCGCGGACGCTTCCGGAGCCCTCTTTCGGCCGGGGGCTTCCCCTTCCGCCCGGGCGCCGTCCGCGCGCGCGCGCGTTTCGATCGGGCGCGCCTCGTCCGCACCCGCGTCATCCGTCCGCGCGAGGGTATCGTCTTGTCTCGTCTCGTCCTCCCTCTCGTCTTGTCTTGTCTTATCTTGTCTTATCTCCGTGCGCGCATGCATTATGCGCGCGCGCGAGTGGTCCGACTCACGTCCGACTCTGGT